AGAACCTGGGCGGGGACCACGATATAGGTCCCAGAGTACAAATGGTTAGTGCCGTGAGGGGGAGAGGTACTTGTGCGTCGCGATAATAAAGTCGATGGTTACTAGGACTATCACGGTCACGGATATCGTTGGATTGGTTGGGAAGAGTTTTGTAACTGGCCTAGTGATTCTGGTTACAAGAGAATGTTTTCATGCTGTCGTTCCTCTGAACCTGGAATGCCGCGTATGGTTCGCGCAACGACTAACCCTTATGGTCCGGGACATGGTTGGGTGAAGCTGCGCTTTGGGCTTCCAGGGATGCGGAGCGTTGTTCGTAAAGGACTGGTGGACCCTGAGGGTATTCCCGAGCCTACTCGTCTTGTCATACACTCCTCAATCTACGAGAATAAAATTCTACTTGATCAAGACCCTGACTATATCAATCGCTTGGCTGCTTCTGCTCGAAACCGTGCAGAGAAAAGAGCTTGGCTTGAAGGTGCATGGGATATTGTTGCTGGTGGTATGTTCGATGATGCTTGGGATGAGCGATACAATGTTGTTAAACCATTTCCGATTCCCCCAAACTGGAGAATACAGAGATCATTTGATTGGGGTTCCTCAAAACCATTCAGTGTGGGATGGTGGGCACAATCTAATGGTGAAGACATAATTCTTCCTGGAGAGGATGGTGGCGTCAGATCGACGGTCAGGGGAGATATCTACAGAATTAGGGAATGGTATGGTTGGACTGGAAAGCCCAACGAGGGTCTCCGTATGCTCGCCACGGACATTGCGCAGGGTATAGTGGAGCGTGAGCTACGGTGGGGCTTCCGTAGGGAGAAAAACAACTGGTGTCGGGTTAAAGGTGGTGTTGCTGATGCTCAGATATTCAGTGCTGAGAATGGTAACTGTATTGCAACAGACATGAAGGTGCGAACTAGACTTGATGATGGTTACAACTATCCTGGAATCGGTTGGGACCCTTCTGATAAGAGGGCAGGTTCTCGGGTAACAGGTTGGGAGCAAATGCGGACAATGTTAAGAAACGCTCATCCACCTAAATATGGCGTGAGAGAACATCCTGGAATGTTTATTTGGGACAATTGTGATCAGTTTCAACGTTGTGTACCAGTGTTACCGAGGGACGAAAAAGACCCAGACGATGTCAACACAGAAGCCGAAGATCACAATGCTGACGAAACTCGTTACTATGTGCGGTCACTTGGCATTATCACAGTTTCAGGAACAACCTCCGGGATGCACTAGGCGATAGAAACATTTCGCTTGCAATTGACTTCCCTTTGGGCTTATAGTTCAAAATAGATTAATTCTTTCATAAGGTTTTAGTATGGCTGTCTCTGACAAACATCCGGATTACAGTGATTTCAAAGAAGACTGGGATATCATTCGGGATGCCTATAAAGGTCAACGTGCTGTGAAGCGCAAGAGACAAGAATACCTTCCTGCCACAGCAGGTCAAGAAGCTGATGGAATGGTCAATTCCACCCAAGCTGGATACAAAGCCTATGATGCTTATTTAAAGAGAACTCGCTTTCCTGGTCATACAAAGACTGCTACGCAGACTGCTGTGGGAATGATGCACAGCAAGCCAGCCACTATTGTTCTTCCTGATAAAATGCAAAGCCTGATGGAGACTGCTACCACTCATGGTGAAAGCTTGCAACAACTTCTACGTAAGATTAATGAACAGCAAGTCTTGATTGGTCGAGTTGGTGTGCTCATAGATTTGCCCAAGAAGGCAGTAACAGGTCAGGACATGCCTTATATAGCTACATATGAGGCAGAGACAATTATAAATTGGGATGATGGTGCTGCTCAGGAGCTTACCAAGAAAGCCCTCAACTTAGTGGTACTTGACGAAAGTGAACAAGAACGCTCTGGTGATTTCTCGTGGACTAAGAAAGAAAAATATCGCGTACTTGTCTTAGGTGAAGTTAAAGAGAACGAGCCTGTTGGTAAATATAAAGTCGGCATGTTTGGTCAGGGTGATGAATTCACAGAAACTGGACTCACAACCCCTTCTTGGCGCGGCACTGAGTTAACTGAAATACCGTTCGTTTTCATTAATTCCTGTGACTTAGTTCCTAAACCTGATGACTCACCACTGCTCGATCTTGTGAATTTATGTTTCACCATTTATCGTGGCGAGGCCGATTATCGGCAGAGTCTATTTATGCAGGGCCAGGACACTCTTGTTATTATTGGTTCTACTTCCACTGGTGATGGTGAAGAAGGTACAGCTATTCGTACTGGCGCGGGAGCAATGATCAATGTTCCTCTAACTGGTGATGCTAAATATATCGGTGTAGACTCAAAAGGTCTGTCAGAGCAACGTGAAGCTCTTAAAACAGATAATACCATTGCTGGTAGCATGGGAGCACAGAGTATTGACACTACAAGTCGCGAACGAGAGTCAGGTGCAAGCCTTAACACACGTATCGCGGCGCGTACTGCTGATATGAATCAGATTGCTCTTGTTGGTGCTGCGGGTCTTGAGAAAACACTAAAAATTATTGCTCGATGGATTGGTGCAAATCCTGATGAGGTGAAGGTTACTCCAAATCTAGACTTTGGTGACAGCCCATTCACAGGTCAAGCTTTGGTAGAATTGCAAACTGCTAAGAACCAAGGCGCTCCGATTTCAGGTGCAAGTATTCATGGAATTTTGGTTGAGAAGGGTCTCACCAAACTAACGTTTTCAGAAGAACTTGCTGCTCTTGAAAAAGAGAAAGACAGTATTCTTGATAAGTCTGAGAATGGAGATAGAAATCCTGCTCAGGTTGTCAAATAAACGGGAATGGTCCCGAATAACCAGAGACATGGTCTCTAATACAAGGAAAATGTTATGTTGAAACTATTTTATGCCAAGAAGGAAGATATCCCTGAGGGCTATGATAAACTCTACACTGAAAAATCAGGACAATGGGTTCTGACTGGTGTGACTGGTATGAAATCTCAAGAAGACGTTGATAAGGTTCAAGAGGGCCTTCGTAAAGAACGTGAAGATCACAAAGAAACCAAAGACAAGTTAAAAGCTTGGGGTGATCTTGATCCAACAGAAACACTTCCAAATCTCGATCGTATCAAAGAACTTGAAGCCGCTGCTGGTGGAAAACTCGATGAAGACAAAATCAATGAAATTGTTGAAGGTCGTATCGCCCAAAAGACAGGTCCACTTGACCGTGAAATTGCGAAATTAAAAACTGAAAACGGTACGCTCACAACTGAGAATACTGGTTTGAAAGTTGGTGTTGAAACTCGTGATCGCAATGATTCTGTTCGTGCGGCTGCTATTGAAGCAAAAGTTCGCCCTGATATTCTCGGCGATGTGCTAACAATTTCTGGTGGAATGCTTGAAAAGAACGATGCTGGTGATTTGATCACTAAATCCGGAATTGACGGTGTAACTGCCGGTTTGGGCGTGAAGGACTTCTTTGGTGAAATGCAAGAGAAGCGAGCGTATTGGTGGCCCGACTCACAAGGTGGTGGTGCTGGCGGTGGTAATGGTGGCGGTTCTGATGGTAAAAACCCTTGGACAAAAGGCAACTGGAATTTGACTGAACAAGGCAAAGTTCACAAAGAAGATCCCACTCGCGCTGAAAATCTTCGTAATGCTGCTGGAGTTAAACTCGGGGCAACTCGTCCAGCAGAAGAAAGTAAATAATCACATTTATTTTACCTTGCAGGAAATTCATTTTTCCTGTAAGGTGAACCAAATATTTAAGTCATGGGATTTAAATTCAAAATGTAAACCAGTCATGGGATTGGTTCTGTTAAAAGCAAGCCAAATCTTAAAAGGAGATTTCTCATGGCCGCAGGTCCTAATACACAAGTCTCGGACATTATCGTTCCAGAAGTGTTTACCCCCTACATTCAGCAACTTACAACTGAAAAGTCTCGTTTGGTGCAGAGTGGAATTATTCAATTGAATAGTGAACTCGATCTGCTTCTTGCAGGTGGTGGTTTGACTTTCAATGTTCCTTCATTCAAAGATCTTGACAATGATGCCGATCGCATCTCCACCGATACAGCTTCTGCAAAATTTGGTGGCGCTGCCGATCCTAATCCAAACAAAATTGAAACTGCTCAAGAAATTGCTGTTCGTATGAACCGCAACAACTCTTGGGGTGTATCAAATCTTGCGGCTACTCTCGCGGGTGCTGATCCAATGTCTGCTATCGGTAATCGTGTTGCTGATTATTGGGTTCGTCGTCTTCAAGTTGCTTTTGTTTCGACTATGGCAGGTGTTATCGCTGACAACACTGCAAATGACGCTGGTGACTATTCCAACGACATTTCAGGTGGTGTCTTTGTAGATGGAACTACAAACTTCTCAGCCTCAGCATTGATTGACACTGCTTTGACAATGGGCGATTCTCTTGATGAACTTGGCGGCCTGATGGTTCACTCTATTGTGTATGCTCGTATGCAGAAATTGAATCTTATTGATTTTATTCCTGATGCTCGCGGCGAAGTCAACATTCCTGTTTATCAAGGTCGTGCTGTTATTATCGATGACGGTATGCCAGTAACCGCTGGAGTCTTTGACACTTGGCTCTTTGGTCCAGGTGTGATTCAGATGGGTGTTGGTACTCCTGATGATCGGACTGAATTTGATCGTATTCCTGGAGCGGGTAACGGTGGTGGACAAGACGTTCTCTACAACCGCCATGAGTGGACTTTGCATCCTACTGGTCACGCTTATGTTGGTACATCACCCAATGGTGGTCCTTCCAATGCTGCGACTGCCAACAATCTTGGTGCTGCTGCTTCTTGGAATCGTGTTTATTCAGAGCGTAAGCAAATCAAGTTTGCTCGTTTGGTTACTCGCGAATCATAAGATTTGTTGAAATCGTTAGGAGGCTGTAATGGCCTCCTAAAATTAATCTTAATTCTAAGGAGACGATCATGGGAAAAGGATTACCTTATTCACTAGCCCCGCTGTATAAGCAATTGGGAAACGCTGGTGCTTTAAATCCTGTTGGAACAGTTCCTACAGCACTTTCAAACTATGTATCAGTTGATGAAATTGGGTCAGACGCTGCTCGTAAATCTATCTTCACAATTGTGGATTTACCGATTGCAGTCATTTCAGTTACCACTGGAAATGGTGTTGGTGGAATTCAGATTTATGATTTCCCAGAAGGTTACTTACAAAGAATTGGCTGTCTTGCTGATCTCTCATTGTCAGTTGCCACTGCAAATCAAGCTGATTTTACAGATAACACTCCCGAAGGAGATCTTGGGATTGGTACATTGGCTCCAGCTAATGCTGATGCTCTTGGCACAGACGCTACCGACGATGACTGGGGAACAGCCACAGCTTTCATCATGACTGCTTTTGCAGATGCTGAAATTTTGGTTCCACCTGAGGCTATCGGTGTGGTGGATGGTCACGCGACTGCAACCAACCTATTTATTAACGTTCTAGTGGATGCTGCTGACATTGATGATGGCACAACCTCTGAAATGTTGATCAATGGTCGAGTTGAAATTACTTGGACCCCACTTGGGGATAACTAAACACAGACACCTGGACTTTTCTTGGTGATAACTGAAATATAAGGTGATAACATGAACATCCTCACTGCCCTTGGGCAATTAGATTCTTTAAACAATGACCACTGGACTGGGGATGGTTCTCCAGCAATGAAAGCTCTTGAAGCCATTATGGAGGATAGCTCAGTTACTCGTAAACAGGTAACAGAAGCTGCTCCATTGTTTACTCGTTCAAATCCCACTCTTCCAGAAATTTCTGATGATGAGGGTACTGGCGTTAGCTCTGAAGAAAAAACTGACGACGACGGTGTTACAGGCGATGGTGCAAACCAAAGCAATTCAGAGGCGGCTCAGGCTGGCTCAGGGGACGCTCAGGAAGGTTCTACCGCCAATGGGGAGGCAACTACCCAAACAGCACAAACACTCGCTGACGTGTCCTCAAGTGCTCCGGAAATTCAACCTGAACTAAATTCAACAGATGATGATGATGATGTTGAT